TTTGTGAGCATACGTAAGTTTGTGCCCTGGACTTACTATCATTAGGCGAACCTTTGAAATAGCCAGGGATCAGTACCGAGGATGTTACCATGACAGGCATCTCACATCTTTTGCCCCACTGGACTCGGTACTCCTTAAGTCTAGTGGATCTAATAAGCAACCTACTTAACCATTGCAATGGCAAGCAATCTCGCAACTGAGATTTTATTTTAAGACAATCTCATTAGATCCAACGGCCTTGCTGATCGAATTTAATTTAACACAAGGCCACTGCATCTAAGTTAAATGGTGGGAACTGCGCCGTGCATCGTATCGCGACCTCGGATCCCATAGCGACCCACCATTTATACTGTTACTTCCACATGCATTGAGACGAACTCTGCGTCTATTCCCAATAGGAAGTAACAAAAACAAACTATCACAATGAAACTATAAAACCATTTGACAAATTGACGCAGGGAGAGAAGAGCATGTGGGCGGGACCCACCCAAATAAAAAAATAAAAAGCCCCCCGGCTTACCTACGCTATTCAGTCTCATAAGGATATTTACCGGGGGTATACAAAAGGGCTGACTACGCAGCTTCGACTAATCGTCGACTAACCTTTTACAGCTGGACTAGAAATCTAGCCACAGTGACCAGGGGAAACCTAATCATTAAAAAATAAATTAACATAAATAAATTTTGAATCAATGCGCAGATTGTCGCTGCAGCGGGGAGTGCATGTGGGCGGGACCCACCCACAAAAAAAAAATAAAAAGTGCGACACTGTGTCAACTTATAATTTTAATAATAATAAATTAAGATCATATCAAACTTAACAAGGAGTGAAACATGAGTAAAGTAGTACCAAAAGAAGTAAGAGAGTATTGGAAGTCTAAGTTAGCTGAAAAGTTCTCAAAAAGAAAACAGGACTTGGAAACAATGCACCACTTCCAAATACAAAAAGACGCTGAAAAAAATATGCCTAGTTTTAAGAAAAGTTTAAAGCTAGATAATATTTTAAAAGACTTAGCGTCTAAACAAAAAGCATATCAGCAATACATAAAACAAAAATCAGATAAGGAACAAGCATTGAAACTTGCCTTTGAAAATGCGATTGAAAAAGTATTTGATAACCTAGATGAGTGGGCTAAAAAGAGAGCATGGGATATGTCCATACCAAGTTTAGGTAGCTTTGATCGCGATGATAAAGAGGTGTATGATATACATCATAAATATATCAAAGCGATAGAGGAAGCTTGCTATTACGAGACTAAGAAAAAATACATAGAGTCCAAAGCAGGTAAAGAAATAAAACAATTAAGAGATGATAAAGAGCGTGCCATGGATATTATGCACAGCGATATGATCTCAACTGATTGGTTAAAGGCCATTCAAAGTATTTGTAAGTCCGCACAAATACCTTGTGGAATTCCGAGTACCGAAACTAAACAGTTAACTGATTAATTTAATTAATCATGGTGCGACAAAGTGTCGCACCATGATGAGTGCATGTGGGCGGGACCCACCCTAATAAAAAATAAAGGTGCGACGTTTTGGCCAATAGCTTTTTATTTTAATTTAAATTATATTGGTTTTATAACTTAACAACGAAAGGAAATAATATGAAAATAGATACAGAAATAACTCAAGACCTTTTCGGTTACAAATATGAAATATGTGACAAGTGTGACGGAACAGGTGAAGAAACAAACGCAGAAAGTACTTGTGATGAGTGTGACGGCACAGGTGAAATTACTGTTTGGACTTATTTAAATAACTAAAAAAGAAAGGAAATAATATGTGGTACTTAATCAGAACATTGTTTTTTATGTGGATGTTAATATCGTCAGTAATATTAACTAACTATAAATATTTCCCAGAAGAAATTGGAATGATTTTGGGAGTTGGCTTCTTCATGTTAACAGCGGTATCCTTTGCGGATATCATGGTGAGGGATAAGCTATGATAGCAGAACAATTAGAATTTGACTTTGGTGTAATGGAAGCAATAGACCGAAGTTTAAATATGCCTAAAAGAATTTACACTAACCAATGTAAGAGTTGTAACTCTGACATGAAGTATGACGAGATATCTCAAAAAGATAATCGTTACTGTGTGGATTGTGTAGGTAGTTAAGTTATAGTGTGCCTTGGTTCCTGGTTCAAGAGCCAGGGCACATGCGACAAAGTGTCGCACCTTTCCAGGGGAGGGCATGTGGGCGGGACCCACCCATGTCTGTTGATAGAGGTACCAGACCGATTCTAAAATCCGAAATATCTATATTAGAAAAATAAGGGTATGTAAAAAGGGGACCCTAAACTCACCCTTTATTCCTTGATTTATACAAACAATGATTATAAATACTTTTTAGGTACCATAATTAAACATTATGCTTGATATAGAAAAAATTAATAAAATAGCGGATCCGAAAGTAAGAAGACAATTAAAAATAGATATCCTCAATTCTGTAAAAAAGAAAAAGGAGTCTCTATTACGATCTGATTTTTTGAGTTTTGTAAAATATATTTGGCCAGATTTTATTGAAGGGTACCATCACAAAAAGATATCGGATGCATTTAATAAATTACAAACTGGAGAATTAAAGAGACTCATTATCAACATGCCACCTAGGCATACTAAATCTGAATTTGCATCTTATTTCTTACCGGCCTGGATGATTGGAAACAATCCTAAATTAAAAATTATTCAAGCAACTCACACAGCTGAACTTGCAGTACGATTTGGTAGGAAAGCAAAGACATTAATTGACTCTACAGAATATCAAGATTTATTTAAAACAAGATTAAAAGAAGACTCTAAAGCAGCAGGACGTTGGGAAACAGATCAAGGTGGAGAATACTTTGCAGTCGGTGTCCAAGGTGCGGTGACCGGGAGGGGTGCTGATCTACTCATCATTGACGATCCTCATTCCGAGCAAGATGTTAATTCACCCAATGCTTTTGATAAAGCATATGAATGGTATACTTCAGGACCACGTCAACGTTTACAACCAGGTGGTCGAATCGTATTAGTTATGACTAGGTGGTCGACTAAAGACCTAACAGCACAATTAGTGAATGCTTCGGCTAAAGAAGACAAAGCAGATAAATGGGAGGTGATAGAGTTCCCTGCGATCATGCCAAGTGGTAATCCTGTATGGCCAGAATATTGGAGTCTTGAAGATTTACTTGCAGTGAAAGCTTCTGCTGGAATTGCAAAATGGAATGCTCAGTATATGCAAGATCCTACGGCAGAAGAAGGATCCTTATTAAAAAGAGAATGGTGGCAAGATTGGAAAGAAGACTACATACCACCCCTGCAGCATGTTATTCAAAGTTATGATACGGCATTTATGAAAAAAGAAACAGCAGACTATTCTGCTATTACTACATGGGGTATTTTTTATCCCAACCAGGATTCAGCGGCCAATATTATTTTATTAGACTGTTTAAAAGAAAGATTAGAATTTCCTGATCTTAGAAGAGTAGCATTAGAGCAGTATAATTATTGGAAACCTGAAACCGTATTAATTGAGTCCAAAGCATCTGGACTTCCGCTTACTTATGAACTCAGACAAATGGGCATACCAGTTGTCAATTTTTCCCCTTCCAAAGGCAACGATAAACACACTCGTGTCAATGCGGTAGCCCCTTTGTTTGAGTCAGGAATGGTATGGGCTCCTAAAGATAAACAGTTTGCACAAGAAGTAATTGAAGAATGTGCAGCTTTTCCTTACGGAGATCATGATGACTTAGTAGATTCTACTACCCAGGCTTTAATGAGATTTAGACAAGGTGGATTGATATCTCACCCAGAAGATTATATAGAGGAACCTTTATATAAGAAAAATAAGAGTTATTATTGGTAATGAAAAAACTTACAACTACGATACCCCCTTTAAGAGGACCCAATCCACAAGGCTTGAATGTTCCTTTAAAACAAGTTAAAGTAGTAAGATTACCAAAAAAATCAGGAGACAAAAAATGGCAGAAATAGATAAAGCACTTCCCAATGAAGTTAGAAAAACTATTGAATTAGAATCTCCAGAACAGTTAACAGAAGAAGTAATAGAAACACAAGAAGAAATTCCTAATCCGCAAGATACGGAAATTACACCATTGGAAGACGGTGGCGTAGAAATTAACTTTGACCCAGGAGCCTTTAGCCAGGAACAAAGCCAAAATCATTTTGATAACTTGGCTGAATTACTACCCGAGGAAACACTAATGCCTCTTGGATCAGAGCTCTATCAAAACTATCAAGACTATAGATCTTCTAGAAAAGATTGGGAGAGAGCGTATATACAAGGATTAGATTTATTAGGATTTAAATACGAACAAAAGACAGAACCTTTTCAAGGTGCATCTGGTGCAACTCATCCTGTCCTAGCAGAATCCATTACGCAATTCCAAGCCTTGGCCTATAAAGAATTGCTCCCGGCTCAAGGACCTGTGAGAACACAAATTATAGGAGCGGTCACACCGGAAAGAGAACAACAAGCAGAACGTGTCAAAGAATTTATGAACTATCAATTGATGGATCAGATGAAAGAATATGAATCTGAATTTGATCAAATGTTATTTTATTTACCTCTGTCTGGATCTGCATTTAAAAAAGTATATTACGATTCTTTATTAGATAGAGCTGTTTCTAAATTTATTCCCGCTGATGATTTAATTGTTCCTTACTCAGCAACTTCTTTAGAAGACGCGGAAGCCGTAATGCATGTACTAAAAATATCAGGGAATGATTTACGTAAACAACAAGTTGCAGGTTTTTATAGAGATATAGAATTAATACCAGGTTATGACAATATGACAGACCTGGAGAAAAAAGAATTAGAATTAGAAGGAATTTCTCAATCCGGAAGAGAAGAAGATGTCTTTACTTTAATTGAATGCCATGTCAATCTAGACCTTGAGGGTTTTGAAGATCGAGGGCCCAATGGGGACATCACTGGAATTAAACTTCCTTATATTGTAACGATCGAAGAAAACTCTCGAGAAGTATTATCCATTCGTAGGAACTATGAAATAGCAGATCCTAAGAAAAAGAAGATTAGCTATTTCGTTCATTTCAAATTTTTACCAGGACTTGGTTTTTATGGTTTTGGTTTAATTCACATGATCGGTGGTTTGTCTCGTACGGCAACTGCTGCATTACGATCTCTTTTAGATGCTGGAACATTATCTAATTTACCAGCTGGATTTAAAATGAGAGGAATACGAATTAGAGATGACGCGCAATCTATTCAACCAGGAGAATTTAGAGATGTAGATGCTCCAGGTGGAAACTTACGAGATGCATTTATGCCTTTGCCTTTCAAAGAGCCTAGTCAAACTCTTTTACAACTTATGGGGGTCGTAGTACAAGCTGGTCAGCGCTTTGCATCTATAGCTGACATGCAAGTAGGAGAGGGTAATCAACAAGCGGCAGTGGGTACGACCGTGGCTTTGTTGGAAAGAGGAAGCAGAACAATGTCTGCAATTCATAAACGATTGTATTCATCGTTGAAAAACGAATTTAAATTATTAGCAAGAGTATTTAAATTATATCTACCAAATGAATATCCTTACGATGTAGTAGGTGGACAAAGAATGATTAAACAATCTGACTTTGATGACAAGGTAGATATCATTCCCGTTGCCGATCCTAATATTTTTTCTCAAACGCAAAGAATTAGTTTGGCACAAACCGAATTACAATTAGCACAATCGAATCCTCAAATTCATAACATCTATAAAGCTTATAGAAATATGTATGAAGCATTAGGTGTAAGAGATGTAGATTCTATTTTAAAACCAGAACCTAAACCCATGCCGATGGATCCA